GTCATCAATGAGATTGAGGGAAGAGAAAAATTTTTGGAATTAGAAACACAGAAAAAAGATTAAATGGCAGGAACAACATTAGTTGGGGGACAATCAGCACAAGCATCAAAATCATGGATAGAAGTTGATCCAGCAAATTTGAGAACGATTGATAATATGTTTAAACAATTGCCAAAACAAGTTAGCAGAGAAAAAACATGGGTTAAATTTTGGAGGTTAAATTCAAAACCATTAGTTAAGGCAGCAAAGGCAAATGCTTTGGCATTAGAGGGATCGGGGCAGTTGGCAAAGAGTGTTGGGTTTTTTCAATCAAAAGCAAGTAGAAAATATAATGGAGGATATGTTGGCCCAAGAGTAAAAGGAGTATTTTCTAAAAGGAATGAAAATTACAAAGGAAAGAACAGAAAGAAAAAATTTTCAAAAAGTGGGTTTTATGGTGCATTTGTAGAATATGGAGGAAGCGTTAATTTTGGAGGCAAAGGAACGGGGAAAGATCAGCCATGGATGGAAGATGCATGGGAATCAGCACATAGGCAGGTTTTAAATAATGGGATGCGTGATGCACAAAAAATATTTGCAAGAGCAGTAAAATCGCATGAAAAGAGAATGGCAAAATACGGAAGATTAGGATATTAAAATGAAGAGTGGATTAGCAATATATAATATTTTGGCAAATGATTCTGATGTTTCGGCATTGGTATCAACTAGAATATTCCCAAATGTTGCCAAAAATTCAACAACATTCCCATTTATTATTTATGATGTAGAAAGTGAATCACCAACACAAGACAAAGATGGAGTTTCAACATTGGATGAAGATTTTGTTATGGTTTCATGTTATTGCAAAACATATTCAGAGGCATCAGATTTAGCAAGAAAAATAAGAACGGCATTGGATAGGAAGAGCGGAAGTTATGGAGGTATTGATGTTCAGTCAATTCAATATAATGGTTACAATGATACTTTTGATGATAATACAAGTGATGAGGGGGTTTATCGCAAAGCATTAGATTTTAAAATTAGAATTATTAATACAATTCCAACTGTTTTTTCAAACACTTACTCTTTGGAGTTTGATGGAGTTGATGATTATTTGAATTTGGGAGATAATAACAGTTTTTCTTTTGGTGATGGATCAACTGATTCTGCATTTAGTTTTTCATTATGGGCTAAAATAAATGATGGGACAAGAGCGCCATTATTTGCTAAGTCGGCAACTGATAAGGAATATCATATCTTAACAAGTGCATCAGATTTATTAAGAATAAGGCTATATGATCAAAGCACAGGAGGTTATATTCAAAGCCAAATGGATGCAGCAATAAGCACAAGCGGATGGAAAAATTATATATTTACTTATGATGGAACGGGAAGCCATACGGGATTAAATATTTATGTGAACGGAACAAATGTTGCACAAACCAAAACTTTAAGCGGAAGTTATACCGCAATGGAAAACACATCATCAGATTTAAGAATTGCAACATCAGAGCAAAATGGTTTTTATTTGGATGGGCATATTGATGAGTTTGCAATATTTAATATTGAATTATCATCAGCACAAGCAACAACAATATATAATAGTGGCGTTATAACTAATTTGGAGGCACATGCGGGATTGCAGGGTTATTGGAGAATGGGAGATCCAACAGGAACGGGAGTTTATCCAACAATTACTGATGATAGTTCAAATAGCAACAATGGGACAATGATAAACATGACAAGTGCGGACATAACAACAACTGTTCCATAATGGATAAAAATTACACATATATTATTGTTGATTCCAATAATTTGGATTATATTAATTTTAATCAAATAATTGAAAATAAAAACAGTTTAAGATACAATTTAACAAAAACAGAATTCATTGTAAAATTTAAAGGTGATACACCAACAGATTTGAAAGAATATAAAAAATTTACACATTCTGAAATTTTAGTATTAATAAATAATCCAGAAAATGGATGGATAAAAATATAAATATGAGATACGAATTATTAAAAGATTGGCCATCAAAAAGACATGGCAAAACAATCAGAAAGGGAACATTTGTTATTATAACAAAGAAATCGGAATTGGAGCAATTAATTGAGTTGGAATGCATCCCAAAACCAAAAGTTAAAAAGAAAAATAAAAAAAAGGATTAATTAATTATAAAAAAGAAAGAAAATGGCAATATTAAATGGAACGGACATAAAAGTTTATGATAGTGGAACAGGGCTTTTAGTAGCATTCGCACAGAATGGGAGTTTAAACATCAATCATTCACTTAGGGAAATCACATCAAAAGAAAGTGGCGGTTTTAAGGAATCATTAGAGGGTTTAAGAGATTGGAGTGTTGATTTAGATGGAGCATATGCATGGACAGATGCAGCAGGAGCAGCATTAACAAATGGAGCGGATGATTTATTAAACAGTTACATGATAACTAGACAAGCATTAACAATTAAATTTGGAAATGTAGCGGCAGCAACTGGTGATACAGTTTATAGTGGCAGCGTTTGGTTAACATCTTTTTCTGTATCAGCAGGAACGGAAGACACTGCAACTTATTCAATAAGTTTAGAGGGAACAGGAGCGATTACACAAACAGTGTCGTAATAATAATTTTTGGGAATAGGGGGATGATCTTGTTTAGGTTTGTTTCATCCCCTTATAACCCATTTTAAAACAAACAAGACATGAAATATACATTTGTAGAAATAGCAGATAAAAAATATCCAGTAAAATTTGGTTTTAATGCATTGAGAAAATATGGAATTAAAACAAATACATCATTACAAGATTTGGACAAATTAGGCCAAGATATGAAATTGAATGATGCATTAACATTGATTTTATGTGGAATTGAGGATGGGTTTAGAGCAGCAAAACAAAAATGCGAATTGGACATTGATACTTTATCAGATATAATTGATGAAGATTTTGATGCAATAGAAAAATGCATGAAAGTTTTGGGAGATCAAATGGGCGGTAAACAGGGAAAGCAGAAAGCCAACAAAACGAAAAAGCGTTAGGTTGGCAAGAGTTGGAATCAATTGCATTTGGGCAGTTGGGAATGAGTGTTGATGAGTTTTATAATATGTTGCCAAAACATTTTTGGAATAAAATGGATGGGTTTTATAAATTGGAAAACATAAGAGAGCAACAGAATTGGGAAAGAGTTAGATGGCAAACAACATTATTATTAAACATTCAATTGCCAAAAAATAAAACAATGAAGCCAACAGATTTAGTTGAGTTTGATTGGGATAAAAAATTGGAGGTTGATTTTGACAAATTAAAAGCAAAGGCAGAATTTATTAAAAAAATGGAAGAGCATGGCAAATAAAGCAGTTGGTTTTTTAACTTTTAATTTTGGTGCAAACATGGGTGGTTTTAACAAAGCCATGAAAAAAGCACAAAGAAGTGTTAGAAAATTTGGTAGTTCCATGAAATCAATGGGGAAATCAATGACCACTAACCTCACAATGCCATTATTGGCAGTTGGTGCGGCAGGGGTTAAATTAGCAGTTGATTTTGGATCATCAATGACTAAAATTAGAACATTGGTGGGTGCAAGTGCGGAAGAATTAAAGTCATATGAAAAATCTGTTTTAGCATTATCAAAAACAACAGGCGTTGCAGCAGATGAGTTGGCACAGGGTTTGTTTTTTATTACATCAGCAGGATTAAGTGGTGAGGCGGCAATTGAGGCATTGGAAGTATCGGCAAAAGGTGCGGCAATGGGAATGGGTGAAATGGCGGATATTGGTAATGCCTTAACATCCATTATGACGGCATATGCAGATGAGGGAATGACGGCCGCAAAAGGAGGTGATTTGCTGCATGAAACATTAAAACAGGGTAAATTTGAGGCAAGTGAATTCATGCAGAAGTTGGGGAAAGTTATTCCAACAGCAGCAGCGGCAGGAATTTCATTTGAGGAATTAGGAGCAGCAGCAGCAACAATGTCAAAATTGAGTGGTGATGCAGCAGGAACATTAACATCCATTAATTCCTTAATGATGAAACTTTTAAAGCCATCAGCACAGCAAACCGAAATTTTAGATCACTTAAAAATTTCAGCAGAAGATTTAGGAGCAATGATGGATGAATCTTTAATGGGAACATTACAGTTTTTGTTTAAAGGATTAGAGGGAAACAACCAAATGCTAATGAAAGTATTTGGATCATCAAAGGCAGTAACAGGGGCATTATCAACAATGGGGTTACAATCTGAAACATATAAGGAGGTTTTGGATGGGATGAACAATTCACAGGGTAATGTTGCAGAGGGAATGAATATTTTGGCAAATGATGCAGGTTTCAAAATGAAAAAAGCATTAAACAGTACAAAATTAGTCTTAATGGACATTGGGGATAAAGTGATGCCGCTAGTTTTAAAAGCAGTTCAAAAAGTTGAGGCAGGGATGCAATGGTGGCAGTCATTAGATGAATCAGCAAAAAATACGGCAGTTTCAATTGGAATATTTTTGGCAGCATTAGGGCCAACAATAACATTAATTGGAAGTTTAGCAACTGCATTCGCATTTTTAGTAAGCCCAATTGGATTGGTTGTTGCATCAATTGTTGCAATTGTTGTTGCATTTGCTTATGTTAGGGAAAATTGGGAGGCATTTAAGGAAAGATTAGGCGATTGGAGTTGGTGGAAAAATGCATTAATTACTGCATTGCAATGGATCGTTGAATATAGCCCAATATCATTATTGATAAAAGGTTTTAACAAATTGGTTACTTTTTTAGGGAAAGATCCGATAGAAAACCCATTTGAAACAATGGCAGATGGGTTGGAAGATTTAAAGGTTGAAACAAAAGAATATGAAAACGAATTTGGCAGTTTTTCAGATGCAATGAAAAATCAAGCATCAGAGTTGGGGGATGCATTGGGAAAGATGGGCAGCAAGTTAGGAGTTGGGAGTGGAAGTGGCGGAAGTGGTGGAACAGGAAAAACAGAGCCAAAAAAGGATGAAAATACAATTTTAGGAGATACAGAGGCAGCAGTTGAAACATATGTTCCAATCAATAAAGAATTGGAAAAAACAAAATCTTTGTTGGAAATATTGGAGGAAAAATTTGGCTTAACTAAAGAGGCCATGATTGAATATGGAGAGCAAACGGCACAAAGTTTATCACAGGGGGCGGCAAGTTTTTCAGAGTATGGAGAGCAAGTAAAAAACACATTGAGAGAAACAATTTCGGCAATGATAGCGGCAGGAGTTGCGGGAGCAGTTAAAAATGCAATGGCATCAATTCCCCCATTTCCTGGATCTGTTGCATTAATCCCTGTTGTTGCAGGTTTAGCAAGTGGATTGGCGAAAACTGCATTTAATAGTTTAATTCCCGCTTTTCAAGATGGTGGAATTGTAAGTGGCCCAACTGTTGGTTTAATGGGAGAATATGCAGGAGCAGGGGCAGGAAACCCCGAAGTCATTGCACCATTAAATAAATTAAAGGGAATGATGGGCAGCGGCCAACAAAATGTTGTTGTTGAGGGAAAAATTAGTGGAAATGATATTTGGCTAAGTAATAGCAAAACAAACGGACAAAGAAACAGAGGAATATAATGGCATACGGCAAAATATTTTATACATCTTATAAGAGTTTCAATGGTTGGGAATATTACATGGAATTTTTTGTTAAGGATTACACAGGAGCATCAAGTGAGATAAGTTTGGGACAGGGTGGGCCTGTAATTTCTTATGATACAGATTCAGAGGATAGGGACAACCCAATTTTGGCATCACAAATGGAAATTCCATTTATTGTTAATACAGGATCACAAAATTCATTTATTGACAATTTAAGAGACACCTATAAGGAGCAAGATGTTTATGTTCATTTATACAAGTCAACAAGTGCAAATGTTAGCCCATTGTGGAGTGGTTTTTTATTAATGGATCTATCTGATAAGGAGGATGTTTGGTATCCTTTTGAGGTAAAATTAAAAGCAACAGATGGGATTGCTCTTTTAAAAGATAGAGATTTTGTGGTTGATGGAGCAACAAAACCATATATAAACACTGATATGCATTATGGCCCTGCAAGATTCACATATTGGTTGTCCCAAATTTTACAAAATGTTGGAGCAGCAGGAACGAACGAGGGATCATTTGATGCGGCACATTTTAGAACATCAGTAAATTGGTATAATGCACAACATAGTGGAACGGGGCAATCAGTTGATCCCTTATATAACACACAGGTTAAGGTTGGATGGGCGCATGAAAGTGATGACAATGGCAATTATACACCAATGAGTTGTTATGATGTTTTAAAGGAAATAATGAAATCATGGCATTGCAGAATTGTTTATTGGAATCATGTTTTTTGGATTATTCAAAT